TGAAAAAGATTATGAAAAAGATTATGAAAAAGATTATGAAAAAAAAATAAAATGCGAAGTAAAATGTGGTGAAAGTAGATTTGATTTTTGTATAGAAAGACGTGAAGAAAAGAAAGAATATATAGAAGTGAAATGTGTTCCATTACGTAAAGGGAATTATAGTTATTTTCCGGAAGGATATAGAAAATCGAAAAAAGAGACTGTAAGTCCGCGTGCAATAAAACACATAGAGGAACTAATAAAAATAAAAAATGAAAATGTAAAATGTTCTTTAGTTTTTATAGTATTTAGAGATGATACGGAATATTTTAAAGCAAATGAAGAAGATATATTATTTAGTAAAACCATAAACGAAGCAAAGGATAAAGGAGTGAATATACATATATATAAATTTAGACTAAATAATGAAGGGTATATATATAAAGGGAAATTAAATTTTTTAAGTTGAACCAAAACCTCCAGAATTTCTTTCTGTTGTGATGAATTCATCTACCTCATAACCTTTAACATTCATCCAAGAACGAGGGATTAACTGAGCAATTCTACAAGGTAAAATTAAATCAGGTTTAGAATTATCGATCTTAATCAGAGCAACAATAATTTCACCAGTATAACTTTGGTCGATAATACCGATACTATTAGCCATAATATATCCCAATTTAGAGATACTACTACGAGGAACGAGATCGAAATAAAATCCACTACCTGGTTGTACTTTAATCCCAGTATTGAAAAAAGTGACGTTACCATTAGTTTTTAGAATATCTATAATTGTAATATCAAATCCACTATCACTACCATGAGCTTTAACAGGCTCTACTGCATTTTTGTTAGTTTTAATATATTTGAAAGAGTACAAAGGACCTATGATTTTTTGTACTTCTTCTACGTGATTAATATTCATATCATAAATTTTGTTGAGAGCTTCTGAATTATGCCATTGTGAATCATTTTCACAATCTTTAAGAACACACTGATTATAATTACCTTTAATTTCCATATTTTAAATATTAAAGTATGTTTTTTCTTAAGTGTATTTCGTAAATTAATTCATCTTTAGACATTTTTGTGTATTTTTTAATACAATAAATAGAAGCTAATTTACGTAATTGAGAAACAGTCATTTCAGTATATTTAGATTTAGTTCTTGGTGTAACAGGGAACATTTCAGTATAGTTTTCTGTTGATTCCGTTTTAGTAGATTCAGAATTTTGTTTAATTTGACATAAAGAGTTTTTCGTGATTGAAATACATGGTTTATCAAATGTATATTTATTTATATTCGTGTCTCTTTTTTCTAAAGAATTTGAAGAATTTGAAGAATTTGAAGAATTTGAAGAATTTGAAGAATTTGAAGAATTTGAAGAATTTGAAATTTTGTTAATTACGTTAGAAAAAACATGAAAAGCAATAAAATAAGATAAAAAATTAAGTTTCATTATAAATGAAATGAATAATAATAATGTATTTAAAACGATTTAAAGAAAAAACTTATAAATAAAACAAGATGTATTCTATAATAGTGATAACTGCAACATTTATTGTATGTACTTTATTTAAATGTTTGCGAAAAAATGGATTAGAGATTGTAAAATGTGAAAAATATAATAAAGAAAATAAGAAAGTAATTTATGATGTAAAATCAAGTATTATTGATACTAAAGAACACCAGGCTGATTATATCATATGCACATATTATTTCAAAAATAAAAAATATAAAGTATATGTAGAAGATTATTATGATCTCAACGATTTATACGAAGAAAAATGTAGTTGTAAAATTAAAGAAGCGCGATTAACAAGTAATGAAAATAATATTGACGAGGATGTTACAGAAACAATAAGATTATATGCAGGACCAAACAATAACTTTCACAATATGAACATTAATTATAAAAGAATATTTTCACAAATAGAAGGACATGATTTAGAAGGACATGATTGGTCTTTAATAATAAAATATGAAAACAATGGAGTTACATGTGTATTTATTGATTAAATAATTTAAGAATGAAATTGAGAATAAAGAATAACTCGAGAAAATGAGTAATTGGGAAATATTTTTGGATGGTGATAACATACCAATAGAGCATTTTTATAACGAAATAACTGAAAAAATATCAAATATCATTAAACCGGATAACATAAATGATATAATACCAAATATATATAGTCAATCAAATATGGTGTTTAAATATACAAGTATGCGAGATGTAACAATGAGAATATGTTGTTGTAACACAACAAATAAGAACGCAACAGATGCACAGATTATATTTAATGTGGGAAAAAAACATGCACAAGGAAAGAAAATAATTATAGTATCTAATGATAAAATATTTAATGAAATTGCGGATAATAACATAATAGTAATTCAACATAATAACAATATTGAAAATGAAAAGAAACCAAAACTGCGTAAAAATAATATAATAAATGCAATAAATAATTTAAAATCAGGAAATGAATCAAAAGATGTATATTTATGCGATTTGTGTAGCTATTTTCCAAATCATCAGATGTCAAAATTAAGACATTACATAAATTCTTTGTATGATATAAATATTAGTGCTAATGATTGTGTTTATATCAAACAAATTTAAAGAAAAGAAACCTTTTAACATTACATTAAAATAAATGAAAACAACAGATATTAAAAACACAATTAAATCTTGGAATGAAAGAATAACATGGGATGAATATTTTATGAATATTGCGTTAATAGCATCTAGTCGTTCTCCATGTAAACGATTGAATGTTGGATGTGTATTAGTAAAAGATAAAAGAGTAATTTCGATGGGATATAATGGATTTTTAACGAAATGTGTTCATAAATCAATAATAAGAGATGACCATGAACAAGCAACAGTACATGCAGAACAAAATGCAATAAGTGATGCGGCAAAAAGAGGGGTTTCGTTAAATGATTGTGTAGCATATATAACACATTATCCATGTTTAAATTGTACAAAATTGTTATATTCATCAGGAATTAAAGATATTATATATTTAGATGATTATAAAAATGATACATTAATAAACGAAATATTTAAAGATAATATAAACATAAAAAAAATACTAAAAAAAATACTTAAAGAACATTAAAAATATATATCAAACAAACGAGCATTATACAAATTATAAACATGTCTCACAGATATAACCTTCGCAACAAGACGATAAATGATGAACAACTTATTCTGACAATTAAAAAATTAAAAACAAAAATAAGATTTTTGGAGACCAAAGTGAATAATTTCAGAACTAAAAATGTTAAAATGGAAACTGAACTAAATGGATATAAAAAAGAAAATAAAAATATTCAAACAAGGTTGACTATTATATGGATAATATATGTATTGAGTATAATATTATTCATTGCTAAGTACATAAGTATTGAACGATACACAGATGCCTCATATTTTACTATCCCCAAAATGCAATGCGCTATGAACAACACTGTCCCATATTTTACTGTCCCCAAAACGCAATACACAGCAATATACATTAAAAAAAAGATTGAAAAGCAAATCCCAAAAATGAAATATACGGCAAAATACATTAAGAAAAAGATTGAAAAGCAAATCCCGAAAATGAAATATACGGCAATATACATCAAAAAAAAGATTGAAAAGCAAATCCCAAAAATGAAATATACGGCAAAATACATTAAGAATGTGATTTACGTGTATTTAAACCAAACAAATATGTATATCAGAAATATCATTGTTTAAAACGAAAATTAAATATATATAAAACTAAAAGAAACCAATGAACGTATTGAATGTAAAATGTATAGAAAAAACATATCAACAAAAAAAATATATAAAATCTTTGAGAAATGTAAATAAAAAAGTGTCTATAGTGACTGGACCAGCAGGAACTGGAAAGACGTTATTCGCATGTGAAGAAGCTGCATATGGATATACAGAAAATAAATATAAAAAGATAATAATAACAAGACCAATAATAGGAGTTGATGAAGATTTAGGATATTTACCAGGGACATATCAAGACAAATTAAGTCCATGGTTAAGACCGATAACAGATATATTAAAAGAATATTTTAGTACATATCAATTATATAAAATGAATGAAAATGAACATATCGAAATAGCACCATTATCTTATATGAGAGGACGTACTTTTAATAATTCATGTATAATAGCAGATGAAATGCAAAATAGCACTCCAAATCAAATGAAAATGTTATTAACAAGAATAGGATATGATTCGAAAATGATAGTAATAGGAGATAATGAACAAAGTGATTTAAAAGAAAAAAATGGATTAGAAGATATAATAGAAAGAATAGAAGATCGTAATGTTGAAAAATTAGAATATATAGATTATGTAATATTGAAAGAAGATGATATAAAAAGACATCCAGCTGTTAGCGAAATAAATTCGTTATATACATCCTAAATTTTTGAAAATGAATATAAAATGAATATATTAATATGGAGTAAAGGGCCATATTATAATGATTATATGCTAAAAGATACAACGTATATAGAAGATGAAGAAGTTTTAAAAGAGCATATTAAAAAGTATAATGGAGATATATTATGGATAAGAAATGGAAATGAAGAAAATTGTGATTTAGATATATTGAGTAAAAATATAGATTTGATAACAAAACCGACGATGTTAATAACTAGTGATGGAGATAGATGTGTTCCAAGTCAATATAAACCAAATACAGTAAAAACGATATTAAATTGTGAAAATATAATAAAATGGAAAACGCAAAATTATGATGGAACAATAGAACACAAAAAGATAGAATATTATCCCATTGGATTTGATTTTCATACATCATGCAACATAGAAAATAAAATGATGTATATGTTTCATTCGAAATTAAATAGCAGAACAAAGATAGATGATTTAATATTATGCGATGCACATACAAATTTAACACCATTAAGAGAAGATATATTTAGTAAATTTATAAACAATGATAGATTTAGATTTATTAAAGAAAGATTAACGTATACGCATATTACGGATTTATATAATCAATTTTTATTTGTAATATCACCAGAAGGTAATGGAATAGATTGTCATAGAACATGGGAATTATTTTTAGCTGGATGTATTGTAATAAAGAAAAAATCAACATTAGATAGAATGTTTATTGATAACGATTTACCTGTAGTATTAATTGATGAATGGGAAGATTTAAATGAAAATTTAGAAATTAAATTAGAAAAATGGAAAACTGAATATATAAAATATACAGATATTTTTACAATATATAAAAAATTACAAACAAATTATTGGTTACGCTGAACATGTTTCACATGTTTCATATTTAGGATCAATAGTAAATTTAATGGGATCAGATGCTGGTTTAGTTCTAAGATAATACATACCTGTTTTAAGACCTTTTTTCCAAGTATAAAAGTGCATCGATGAAAGTTTAGAAAATGTTGGTTCGCTTACAAAAAGATTCATACTTTGAGTTTGACATATATATGGACCACGAGAAGCTGCTTGTTCTATAACTTTTTTCATACTAATTTCCCAAGCTGTTTTGTAAATATTTTTAACATCATCGGGTATTTCTTTAATATTTTGAACAGAACCATTATTATTAATAATTCTATCTTTCATATCAACAGACCAAATATTCAAGTCTAAAAGTTTTTTGATAAGATGTTTATTAATAACTATAAATTCTCCTGCAAGAGTTCTACGTACATAAATATTACTTGTATAAGGTTCAAAACATTCATTATTACCAAGAATTTGGCTTGTTGATGCTGTAGGCATAGGTGCGATTAAAAGACTATTCATAATTCCAGTATCTTTTACTTTTTTTTTTAATGAACTCCAATCCCAATTAATTGCTCTATTTTTTCTATCTTCAGGATTAACATTCCATAAATCAAATTGAAATACACCTTCTGAAACATGAGAACCTTTAAAAGTACTATATACACCATTTTTAGCTGCTAAATTTGCACTCATTTCCATTGCTCCATAATAAATTGTTTCAAATATATCAGCATTTAAATCATTTGCTCTATCATCTTCAAAAGGTATATCAAACATCATATATACATCAGCTAAACCTTGTACTCCAATACCAATAGGTCTATGTTTTTTATTAGAATTTTCTGCTTCATTTACAGGATAAAAATTTTTATCAATTACATTATTAAGATTTCGTGTAAGAACACCTGCTACTTTTTTCAATTCCGCAAAATCAAAATATTTAAAATCACCTTCTTTTTTTACAAATGATGGAAGACTTATACTTGCCAAATTGCATACAGCAATTTCATCTTTCGACGTATATTGTACAATTTCCGTGCATAAATTTGAACTTTTAATTACACCTATATTTGATTGATTTGATTTTTTATTAATAGCATCTTTATATAACATATACGGCGTTCCTGTTTCAATTTGTGAAACAAGTATAGCAAACCATAGTTTTTGAGCATCTACTTGCTTATTATATAATTTTTCTTCTTCATATTTTGTATATAATTTTTCATAATCATCTCCATATACTTCACTAAGACCAGGAGCCGTTTTGGGACAAAACAGAGACCATTTTTCATTTGCTTCTACACGTTTCATAAATAAATCAGGTATCCATAAGGCATAAAATAAATCACGACATCTACGTTCTTCATCACCCGTATTCTTTTTTAAATCTAAAAAGTCAAAAATATCTGGATGTTCTGGTGACAAATATATAGCAATTGATCCGTTTCTTTTAGAACTTTGATTCACATATCTTGCTGTTGCGTTAAATACACGCAACATTGGTACAATTCCAGTTGATGCGTTTTGAATTTCTCTAATTGATGATCCAGACGATCTTACATCGTGAATATGCATACCAATACCACCAGCCCATTTTGAAATTTGTGCACAATGATCTAAAGATTTATATATTTCACTTATAGAATCTCCTGTTCCTAGTAAGAAACAACTACTCATTTGTGGATTTTTATATCCGGCATTAAATAACGTTGGTGTTGCATGTATAATTTTTTTATCACTTAGATATTCATATGTTTCTAAAATATTATGTATATTATCATGTATTCCAATAGAAACTCTCATCCATAAATCTTGTGGTCTTTCTACAATAATTCCATTTATTTTTAGAAGGTATGCTTTTTCTAATGTTTTATATCCAAAATAATCAATTAGATAATCTTTTTTATAATCAATTTTTTTTAGAATATATTCTTTATATTCAATAAATTTATTATAGTATTCTTTACTTACAATATTATTTTCATACAGTTTGTTTGTTATTTCTTCAAAATTATTATTGTTATTTTTATGCATATCACTTATTACAATATATCCTGCTAGTTTTGCATATTCTGGATGTATTGTTCCCATAGATATAGATATTTCAGAACTTAAGGTATCTAATTCTTTTGTTGTTACACCATCATATATAGAGGCACATACTTTTTGTGCTATAATTATTGGATCAATTGATGCTTCCATTTCATCACAAAGTTTTCTTAATCTTGTTGTTATTTTATTAAAATTAACACCTTCTGTATTACCATTTCTTTTTGTCACATTCATATTTGTTTAATTATTATATATAAATTCTTTTTAAGTATGTTTATGTTGAATTATAATCAAATGTAAATGGTGCAAGAAATATATTATTAAAACATTTAAAATAATTTATAAAATAGTATCTGATGATTGTTAATGTAACGTTAGGTTGTAAAATTTTTAGTGGAACGTATAACAGTCATTAAAGTTTTACAGTCATTGGTGACCCTCCTTTTTGCAATCTTTCTGCAATTTTTTTTCCGATTGAGTTTTGCTGATTTCCACTGTGTTGTTGAGTTACTCTTTTAATATTTTTACTTTTAATCATTTTTACACTTGAAATATTTTCAAAAATAATACTTGTAATATTTTTATAATCTCTTTTTATCTGTTCCCACGTATTTTCTTTATATAGATTTTTGTTTTTATGTGAAATTAATTTAAACACTTTTTTTAATTCCATTCCGTTAAATTTTACTTTATCTGATAGAAGTTTTGCTTCATTCCATACGTAGGGGGGATTTGAATTAAATTCGTATTCAAAAAATGCATCGCTCATTTGAACATGTTTTAAATATTTTTTTATATCTGTATTTATATATGTATTTATATCTGTATTTATATTATCAAACAATCCCAATTTTATTAAACTTCTTGTAAATGTTTTCCTGTCATCTAAATATAAAAAATTTTTCATATTTTGTAACATTTGCGAATCATTATAATTTGTTCCTATTCCTAATATATATATAGATATATCATTGATATTTTTAACTATTAATACTCGTTTAGGATCTACACCAAAATTTGGTAATATATTTCTATAACATCTTAATAAAAGTTTTAAAGAACCTGAAAGAAAATTCTTTGAAAAAAAAGACATATAATCTATTAAAGTTTTATTATCTATTTTTTCATTTAATAAATTATATAATAATATACATTTGGGTGGTTTGTTAACATTTCGGATTATAGAATGTATTTCATATTCAAACATATTTGAATTTTTCTTTTTGGTGGGAACACCACAACGTAAATTTGCGTTAACAAATTCGATAAATTTATTTTCTTTCAACCTCAAATTGTTGTTTTTTATATTTAATGTAACATTTATATAATCTCCACGTTGAACATATTTTATGTCTTCATTGTTATCTGAAAACAAGGTATGCATCATCATCTTTATAATATAATAATAATTTTTTTAAATATACTTAAAGATTTTGTTATATATATAATTACAGCCTATGGTTGCTATTGGTATTGATCTTGGAACAACTTATAGTGCGGTTGGTGTATGGACAAACGACCGTGTTGAAATTATTGCTAATGATCAAGGTAATAGAACAACACCATCTTATGTAGCTTTTACATCATCTGAAAGATTGATTGGTGATGCAGCAAAAAATCAATGTGCAATGAATCCTATCAATACCGTTTTTGACGCAAAACGTCTAATAGGACGTATGTATAACGATGAAAAACTTCAACAAGATCTTAAACATTTGACTTATAATGTTGTTTCTAAAGATAATAAACCTATGATTTCTATTGATTATATGAATGAAAATAAAAAATTTACTCCAGAAGAAATTAGTTCTATGATTCTTACAAAAATGAAATCTATTTCTGAGTCTTTTCTTGGTAAAGATGTTAAGGATGCTGTTATTACAGTTCCTGCGTATTTCAATGACGGACAACGTCAAGCTACGAAAGATGCTGGTACTATTGCTGGTTTAAATGTTCTTCGTATAATTAATGAACCTACAGCAGCAGCTATTGCTTAT